GCGCTGGCCTCAGTTCCAATCGTGCCGTCTTCTGCAATGCTAATGCCCGCACCAATCTTGACGCCGCCAAGCAAATAGGTCGAAGCAATTGGCAAATCCACCGCAGCCGCATTAATCGTGCCGTCACGGTCAATCGTGATATTATTGCCAGCCTTAACGCCACCAACCTCAGTATCAGAAGCAATCGTCGGCGGATATGCAGTCGGCTTATCAACGATAATGTCCCAATCAACTTGCTGGATGTTTGCGCTAAGTGTTCCGTCAGGACCAATCGACACGCCGTTGCCCTGCTTTACGCCACCAAGAACATTGGTTGCCGCAACAGGCGGCGGGAAACTTGCGGGCTTGTTAAGAATTTCATTCCACTCAGGCGCAGCCGATACAGTGCTAATCGTGCCGTCTGGTTCAATGTTAATACCAGCGCCCTCTTTAACGCCACCCAATTGACTTGCTGACGCAATAGCAACCGGGAACGTGGCTGGCTTATTAATAATGCTATTCCAATCCGGCACAGCGCCTTGCGTCGATAACGTGCCGTCACCCGTAACATTAAGGCCAGTGCCGACTTTAATGCCGCCAAGAACAGTTGGCGTTGCTGGAACAATTGAAGAGGCGCTTGCCGAGATTGTGCCGTCGCCAGCAATCGTAATATTTGCGCCCTGCTTAACGCCGCCGACAACAGCCGCCGTTGCAATTGGAGGAGTAAATGTTGCGGGCTTATTGGTAATTTGCGACCAATCAGTTGAGCCGCCACCACTTGCTGAAATTGTTCCGTCAGCGGCAATCGTAATATTTGTGCCAGCTTTAACGCAGCCAAGAGTAGATTTAACTCCGGGGTTGTCTGGATATTCCCGACCAGGAGCGCCAATGTCGTCACCCAATACCCAAACGGTAATTCCCGTCTTGTTATTTACAGTCGTAATTGCCGCAGGGTTGGGGACAGGCCCCTTCTTAATCTCGTCGGTCATCTTAGAACCATCCACGCCATAAGGGTTATCGCGCCAGCCCAAAGCAGACCCAGCGTCAAGCCCAAAATGACGTAGAGGCGGTTACTCATAAACGCACTACCCTTTCATGCCCTTCCGCATATACTTGGCAGCTATCTCAGACATATTTTTAATTAATTGTTGCTGATAACCTTCCGCGCATGTCTCAGGAATAAACCCTTCGCTGCCAGCGTAGACCTCGTAGATTTCTCGAAATGCGTCCTCTAGTTCAGCAATTCGTTTTGCTTGCGCATCAATAGCGTCGACAGCATCAAGCGCATCTTCTGGGTCAACCGTAGGCGCCATTTCCACACATTTCAATGTGTCTCTGGCAGCAATACCATCACGACGCAATCTCTCAACAAGGTCTGAATAGTCAGTCATTCCTTCTCTCCTAATGCCTTACGGGCTTGGCGTAGGTCTGTCTCTTTAACAATAATTTCCCATGTGCTGTTTTCGATTACAGTCCCAGTTGTTTTGGTAACTTTGAAATGTGCAGCATCAGCAAACGGCTTTAATGCTACCCCTAATTCAGCAATCCGCTCATTACCTTTTTCTATGTCAGCCAAATATTCCAAAGCCAGTTCCTTTTGCTGCTCCCATAGTTCAGTCGCACACTTTAGTTCGCGCTGTAAAAGCTCAATAGCGGCGGCGGCTTCATTACAAGAACTCTCAGGCCAATCTGTATCGCAACAGCATTCGCTGGCTGACTTAGCGGCACAAGTGCAGTTTAACTTTATGCCACGCAATCGCTTCACAAGGTAGGCGTAGTCACTCATATCCTGCAAGCCTTTCGCACTAACCCATAATCCCTAACCAGCTTCGCCAACTCGCCATTAGGGTTCTTCCTAATCTCAACCGCCGCAGCCCTTTGCTGTTCACGACTATACTGCTTCAACGAAGCACATACGCCGCCGTCAACACCAACACGGTCATCGCAACCCACAAGGCTAAAACTCGCCCCTATCAAAGTCGTCAGCAGTATTACTCGTCTCATAATCCGCATTGATTATCTCCGCTTGCCTGCGCGCAATCTCTTGCTCACGCCTCTTCTCATCAGCCTCTTCATCAGCAAGCAGCCAATGACCAAGCCTCACACGCAACCAATTCAAAATTGCATTAATCATTCTCAATAACCTCCCCATTAACCTCCAAGGGAGAACTTGGCGCATCAGCCGGAAGCCTCACAACAACACCCGCCGTCAAATTAACCCCAACATTCACATTCACCTGAGGCTTACTGTTCTGCTCATCAGTCCCAAGTATCATTCCCGCAGCACTCAACTGCACCTTCCTAAACGCCGCACTCCCATCACCATCATCACCAACAATCTCAATAACCTTCCTCAACGCCTTAACCTTCGACCCATTCCTCAAACTATCCAACTCAGCCTGATACGCCTTCTGAAACACAGCCTGACTAAACAAATGCCGCGCATGTCTCAGCCTAATCCCCAACACACGCGCAGCCTCCTCCAACCTCAACGGCTCATTCGGCTTCAACTCCCGCTTACACTCAGGGTCATCCTCAGTCGGCGTCGCCCTATAATGATAATCCAGCAAACTCCGCTTATTCTCAGGAACACCATTCACAACATACTCAATCAATAACCGATGCTTCGGCGCTAACTCCTTCAATGGCCCCATCTCAGCCTTCGGCCTAACCGCAGCACCCTTCGGCCTCACACCAGTTACCAGCGTCATCACACACCTCTCAGCAAAAACCAGCGTATAACCAACCTATCGTTACACACGACCCAAATGTTTCGCGTTCACCAAAAATTTTTTGCAAGTCGAAATATTTTTTTGAAGGTGTGTGCGTAGAAGACAGACTTTCAAAAGCCCAAAAAACTTTTTTTCAAATGCGTGTGCAGGAGACACGAGCTAGGGGGGGACGGCCCGATTTTCCCCCGCCGCTTCTGGCTGAACTGCATCAGCCCACCCCGTTGTCATACCGTATACAATAGCCAATTTAACAGATTTGTTGACGTTTATTCTGTGCCTTGTTGACTTATGGCGTCACATATTAAGGCACAATGTAAGGCATCTGTTTGTTTTCGTTAGGCAATCGCTGGTTCAGTAAACCAATCACAACTTAACGTATTGCCCTGCTCTCAACTTGGCGTTGTCTGCCTTCACTTGCGCCCTAACATCGGCTAGCCGTTGCGCTTGAATGTCTGTCGCTTGCTGCGCGTCTGCCTTGGCCACGTCACTTGCACTCATTTCCACACTAATGGCAGCACCGACAGCGACGCTTGCGATGGCGTTTATGTCCTTTGCAATATCAGCGACAGCCTTCTCTATACCGACAGCCGCTTGCGTAACTGCATCACTTGCTTGCGTATCGTTTTCGGCCATTGTTTTTACTTGCGTTTAGGGTGCGATAATTGTCGCACCCTTGCGTCACTTGGCTCATATATGGCTTGCGCCCTTGTCAGGGCAGGCAAGCATAAAGAGGCCTCTCACACAAAAAAGATAAGCCTTTTTTACAGGCAATAAAAACGCACCGTGTATATCGCGGTAGTTTAATCAATCATTACAGGCAGTTAGCCCACACACGCCCTAAAAGAAAAGACTTGACAGCCTGTAGACATACAGACCATTAAATTGATATTTATCCACAGCCTAACACGCTGTTTCTAAACCAACATTGCATTATTTTACCAATTTCCTGTTTTTCTTGCTTGACTATACCAGAATATTGGTATTAGTTAATGGACATACGCCGGATGAAGCAACCGGAACAGACATAAACCAAAAGCTTCCGCCTCTCTCGCTGGCTGCCTCGGATGGAAAGAAAGCCGACAGCAAACTTAACGGGTGAGAGAGCCGAAAGAGGGAAAGCCTAGCGGCGCAACAATTGTCTCCCTCTTAACGATACGCCCGATGCGGGGCGACCCTTTCAGTCTCTTATGACGCAAACCAGAGGGGTCAAACATGACCCTTCAAGCTTGCGCCAGCAAGAAAACACCAACTCTTGGAGACTAGAACATGAGAAACCTACACAAAGAAATAACCGACAAAATCCTTGCTCAAATGGCGCAGGGCGTCGTGCCGTGGCGCAAGCCTTGGACGGGTCAAACCGGGTCAGGCTTGCCACGCAACGCAACAACCCAACGCGCATATTCGGGCATCAATACCGTCATCCTTTGGATGGTCGGAAATGACAAAGGATACGCCCAAAACGATTGGCTAACATTCAAACAAGCCAACGAAAAAGGCGGAACGGTTAGAAAAGGCGAAAAAGGCGAGACAGTTATTTACGTCAATTCAATCGAAAAGATTGACGAAGAAACTGGCAAAAAAGTCAGAATACCTTTTCTCAAATCCTACACCGTCTTCAATGTCGCGCAATGTGACGGCTTAAACCTCGAAACAGTCAAACCTATCGAGATTAATCCAGACCAGCGCAACGCAGACGCAGACGCCTTTATGACGGCGACACGCGCAGACATACGGCATGGCGAAAGCCGGGCGTATTATGCACAAGAGCCGCGTGATTTTATCATGCTGCCAGACTTTGTGACTTTCGGAAGCGCCGACGAATACTACTCAACGGCATTTCATGAGTTGACACATTGGACAGGCAGCAAGTCACGCCTAGACCGTCAATTCGGGCGCCGCTTTGGTGACGATAGCTACGCCGCCGAGGAGTTAGTTGCAGAACTTGGCGCAGCATTTTGTTGCGCTGAATTTGGCTTCAACAACGAAGCAAACACGGCTTGCGGCACACTACAAAACAGCGCCGCCTATCTCGACCATTGGTCACAGGTCTTAGGACGCAATGACCGCTTGATTGTTGAGGCAGCCGCCAAGGCAAGCCGCGCAGTTGACTACATGCGCGACACTGTAAACGCAACGCAGCAACCCATTGCCGCATGATTGCAGAACATAGGGCAGGCTAACCCCTGCCCTAGCTTGTGCAATTCGCACACTAGCCCGCCAGCTAGAACACAGGAGACAGAAAAATGGAAAACCTCGACCTACTATGGATTTTAGCGGCCTTTGCAGTCATGGGCGCCGCAACCATCACCTTCATAGTGACAGCAATTTACTACACGCTAGAAGCCGTCGCACTCTATCGCAGAATGAGAGGGTAAGGCGATGAAATACACAAAAGCTTTTGATGTATGGCCTTATCTCGAAGACCTAAGAAACGGCACGTTAACCTTGCAGCGTGGCCAATGGATTAAATGCGGCCCCGACAGCAAACCGTCGCGCTGGTATGGCACGAACGGCATAACGCTAACCGCCTTTCACTATCCCAAAGCAAATACAAAATTCATGCACTACTCAAACGCTATGAAGCAAACGCCAACCCGGAGACTAGGACAATGACACCAACAACCAAAGCGCAACGCGCCGCAATGTTTAAATTGTATCAGCGCGCAAGAAATGGCGACAATCCAACAACCGAAACTTACAGGCAATTCAGACGCCGCTTTGGAGGCGGCTACGACTGCCTCATGATTTACTTATGGGGAATGTGGCTTGGCATTGAACAAGACGGCTACACGCACTCTTGACGCAAACCCAGAGGCGCGCTTGCGCCTCTCAGCTTGCGCCAGCAAGAAAACAGGAGACTTGAACAATGCAGACATATTTGACGATGGAAGTTGAAATTCGCCCCGAACGCAACGAAACGCAATTACAGGCAACTGTAAGAACCTTGCGCGAAATTGCAGACGGCATGATAGAGTTTGACACCGTTCACATAGACGACGCTGACAACCGACTAGCAATGACTTGGCATGGCGGCCCAACGCACGTTTTAAAATTCAAGCGCGACAATATCGCAAAAGAGAAACGACTGCGCGAACTATTCAACGAATACCGCAGCCTTGAAGACGCAAAGCAAGTCTTAGGACGATGACGCAAACCCAGAGGGCGCAACGCGCGCCCTCTCAGCTTGCGCCAGCAAGACAACCCAGTAAGGAGACTAGAAATGCAAGACCCAACCGCAGACAATATGCGCGCAATGCTGCGCGAAATATACAGCCCGCACGAAGCCGACGACTTTGATATTGAAGCAGCCATCTACTGGTTTGCGTCACACTATCACGGAGGCCAATGGTCAAACCTATATAGCGCACTGTCTACGTCACAGTATCGCCCCGGCCCACTGGCAGACGACCCAGAACCAGACAGCGTGGAAGAGTATTGTTACTATCGGCTTTGCCAAGAATATGCAGGAGACTAAGACAATGCGCGACATGTTACACAATGGCAAAATTTATTATGTCTATTCTATGCACAAAACATACATAGAAGCAGACGACGCGCTGGACAATTATTTCTGCGAAGGCATTATTTCTTTCGGAGAAAAACCCGACATTGTAAAACTGCCGGGGCGCAAAACATGGGCTGTTATCTTTCCAGACAATTATTGACGCAAAGAGAGGGCGCGACGTGCGCGCCCTTCACTGTGCGCCAAGCACACTATGCGCCAGCAAGACAACAAAGGAGATTGGAATATGGCATCAATAGAAATTATGTCAGACAAAGAAACGGAACATTTAGCGTTTTTAAGAGAGCGCGTTGCGTCAAATATAATTATAATAAAAAACTCTCTCTCAAAATTAATAAACCAAACCGCAGAAAAAACGCATAAAATGTATCAAGGCGAACCTTATACAAAAGAAGACTGCGTTTTAATGCTGCAAAACCTTGCTTCAATGCAAGACGACCTTGAAATGCTTGAAAGGCAAATTGACTTAATCGAAGAAGGTTTAAACTGAATAGAAGAAACGCGCAGGCAAATGTTTGTGCGTTTTTTTGTTGCTTAAATACCGCCAGACTTGCAAATCAATTGGAGACTAGCTTATGGAAAAATACATTGTTCAAAACAAAGAGACGGGCTATCGCGCTATTGCATACGATACAGGCGACAGAATAGCCGTCGCCTTTTCATCAGACCAAGAGCCATACTTAACAGTCTTACAGTTTTATAGTGACACTGATGAGGCCGTTCTTATGCTGAATAAATACTGCCAGGTAGAAACAAATCTGCAAATCAAAAGCGAAGTTGACCGCCAGATACAAGACTTGGAAATTAAAGGAGACTACAATGAAAACCTATTTTAAAACCGCAGCGATTATTGCAATTGTAGAACTGTGCGCGCCCTCAGTTTTGGCGCAAGAGGCAGACTATGCGTCGCCGCCTCCGGGCGTTGATAGCAGCGTCTCAAATTGCCACAGCGCGGGCTGCGTTGGCGTTGGCAGTCAGGGCTACTACAGCAGCACAACATCGACATGGGATGGCGGTAGCAGCACTCACGTCTACCCGCCGACAGGCGACCAATACCAAGTCGTTTGCAATGGTGGCTTGTGTCAAACCTTTGGACGATAAGCGAGACTTGAAAGGATTAGGGCGCCCATTGTGGCGCCCTTTTTTTTGTCCGTCCTTGAAGAAGATGGCGAGGGCAATCCCGCCAGAGACGCCCTCGCGGCCATGAGCGGGAGACTAGCACCGCCAGATGACCGAAGCTTTCGCTTCCGCTAAAATCTTTATACCAAAGCGCAAGTTAAAACAAAACCAACTGGTCTTTATTTGTTGTTAACCGACTTTGCTTGTTTTTCTTTTTTGCCTTTTCCCAACGCGCAACAGCGGCTTTTCTGGCAAGCAATCGGCGTTGTTCAGCCGTTCGTTTTTCATTGGCGGCCTGCGCACCAAGACGCGCTATTTTTTTTCTAGCGTTTTTATAATTTTCTACATAAGTATTTGTAATTAAGTTGCTTCGGCCATGCCCGCTTGCAGCGCGCACTACCCATAATTCTAGCCCTAAAGCGCCTAAAACGGATGGCAAACTCATGTTGCCGTAGTTTTTAATTCCGCAGGCCAGCTTAGAACTATATCCTCCTTGAAGGCCAGCCAAATCGTCTAGGGCAAGCAGCGTTATCCCTAAACTCTTTCTGTGTGTGTCAATTAGGTCACGCAAATCATCGAACCTATTGACGCGGCCAACAAGCAATTCAATCATTCCGCCGCCTCACTCAGACCATAGTAAGAACGGCCATTTTCTCTTTCCCATCGTTCAAGCCATGACGGCGGTTCGGTTCGCCTAACAATAGGCTTGACACGACCAGCGGCTAACTCTGCCCTCGTCATGTAACCGTAAGGCATACCAGGGCGCATGGTGTAATCGTCAGAGCCAACGCGGTTGACGATAAAATTTTCATCAGCCAACTCTTGGGCAGTAAAACCGTTCATCGACGGCTTCAAATTTCCAGACATTAAATCTTCAACCAGCTTGTTGAAGCGCCGCTTCATATCCTCCCGTTCAGCTTCAGATTGTTTTGGCCTGGCGAGACTAGGCACATAATCATTGCGCCTCTGATAAGCGTCAGCAGCGTGTTTGTTGCACTCAGCATAGATTTGACCTACCGACGGCGGAAACGCGCTGTCTGACCGTTTAAAGGCCATACAGGCCCTATCTACAGTTTCGGCGTCGAACGGTTCTACAATCGCCAACCACTCACGCAGCCTGTCTTTGCCAGCGTCAGGCCCAAGACTTGCCGTCGAAGGATAGCAATTCCACAGTCTCAGCAATAGTTGGGCTTTGTTCAGATTGCTCATCGTCTAATCTCCGTTCAATCTCTTTCATTAGGTTTGCAGACCAGTCGCCCTTGCCTTCGCGTACGGGCGCACTGACAGACGCAGGGCGGTCTTCCCAACGTCGCTGGTTCAAAAATGTTGAGGGGTTGAGCCAAGAACGGTCGGCTGGTTTGTTTTTGATATACGCCGCCAAGCCTTCCATGATGGCGTCGTGTTCACTGGAAACCTTTGCATAGGCTTTCAGCGCAACAGGCTTGCCAACCTTGTTGGGCCATGCTTGCCAAAATTCATCAAAGCGGTTGACAGCAACAGCGCGCCTCGCGCGCGTATCTTCTGAACGAAGTGAAGAAGATATATCCTTTCCTCTACCTATCCCTTCCCTTCCCTTCCCTTCCGTAGCCGAGGCATCGACTACTTCTCGACGAGTGTTCGACGAGTGTTCGACGATATTTGTGTCATTGAAGCGTGGATATTTGTATGTTGGCTTATCAATCTTTTGATGATGCCAACCAGTGATATGCCAATAATTTCTGCCATTTACGCAATATTCAACAAGCAGACCAACGCTAAACAATTCAGAAATTAGCGGTTCAACGTCGATATTATCGGCGGGAAAAATTTGCATCTTTACCGTCTTAAACGACGCAGGAAGATTGCCGCCGTCATCAGCAAAATTCCACATGCCGACGAACAGTAGTCGAGCAGTCGTCGAACACTCGACGATTTGTTCACTTGTCCAAAACTCTGGCTTGATTGTTCTAATTCTCGCCATGTCAGCCCTCCCACATATCGGGAGAGCCAAACACGGCATCAAACTCAGCAAGGGCGCGGGCGCGCGTCTCAGCCGTCTCAGGAAAGACAGGACGCCCCTTGCCTACCCAAACATAGGCAGACGAATAGCCGTCATCCTGCCCCGCATACTGCCAGCCCACGTCCTCATAAACTTTGCGCAGATTATGGGGAACGAAACAGCTAATACTACCTTTTGCCATTGGCGCGTTCCCTATCAATTGCGGCCTCAATACGCGCCTTCACAGTTTCAAGAATGTTTTGAAGAAACGCCCTCTCAGACGGCGTCGGCCTCACGCCGCCCCGCATCATGCGGATGGCGGCATCGACGGCAGATAATTGCTGCGCTAGGGAATGTTTCATCACGCCCCCCAATATTGTTGAGAGGCGACGGAAGCCGAATTACAGCTTTCGATTATCTTGTTCATGATGAAGCAAAGCGCCTCACGAAACTCAGGGTCAGTCTTGGCAATCAATTCGACGCGATTGATGGCGTTGATGACGGTCGTATGGTCTTTGCCAAACTCGCGGCCAATTTGAGGATAAGTCAGCGCGCCAACTTTACGCATCAGATACATGCAGCTATGGCGGGCGAAGACGTGATTAGCCTTGCGGCTATCAGATAGAATGTCAGATATGCCCTCACGAAAATAATGCGAGACAATGCGCACAATTTCCATTTTCTTAGGCTTACGCATAATGCCAGCGATATAGGTAATGTCTAAGCCGTCAGTTTCCTCAACCATTTGCAATTTCCTTATTCTTCTTGGCTCAACCTTGATTTTCAACGCAGCGCGAAAACAATTTTCAATTCGGCGGCGTTCTAATTCGAGAGGAGAAATCTCAATAGGAATAGGAAGGTTTGCATCTATAATAGTTGCAGGCTTTTCCTTGACGGGAATAACAACAGGCGGCGTTGGTTTTATCATTCCCATACGACGCCAGACGGCTTTCATATGATTAACGTAATCCGTCTTTGTAATTCTTCCGTTTGGACTATAGGGAAATGTTACGATGCTGGCGGTCATCAGATAGCTCCGAAATTTCAACTGTAAGATGGGCAATTGGGCCGTAAACTTTTTGAATAATCACTTCGCTAATTTGACTGTCATTCAAGAAACAAATCTTTTCGGCAGCGTCAGCAAAGAGTTTGTAAAGATTGTCGGCGTCAGGCTTTGTTTGTTTCCAGTATGAATTTGCTTTTTTCTTTTCACTCCATGATTGCGGGACTAGGTATGTTGCGCGCATAACAATGCGCAGCGGCCCTTCAAATGGCGGGTCGCCTTTCATTGCTCTTTGCGCATAGAGTTTGATAACGCCCATAAAGTCTGATTGCTTTTTCGGCGTGAAGCGGCGTTTACCCAAAGCGCCAGCGCGGGCAAATGGAACAGGCTCACCGGGAATTTGAATAAATACGGCGTTGTTCATAATACTCACGCCATATTTGCAAAGACATTTGCAAGCGCCGCTTCTATCTCATAATTAATTCGCGCTTTTCTTATTCGCGTATCAAAAAACCCATCAAGGTCAGGCTCGTTTTCCATAATCAAACGAGCGTAAAGCGCGCGATAATTATTGTTGAGTTTGAAAGAAGGGTCATTGGTTTGAAGCGCACGATGAAAACGTATCACTTCAAACAAAGCGCCAATGCCGTAATGACCGCGCCCTTTATGTTTTAAAGAACGGCTAATCTTCACAAGCTCGTCATAGACAGAAGGATTTTCCCGATGGAATTTACGAAACGCATTTGCGATTTTATCTGCATCGTTCATGGCAAGACCAACCATTTTATTGTTTTTCGAGGCACTGAAAAACCCCCGGCGGTTAAGCCGAGGGCAAGTCAGGGAAGAAAGTTGCCCTTAATGCCGGGCCAGCATTTTCCTTTTGGGCGGCGCATCCCATAAGTCAGGACGCGACATCCAGCGAGGAATATCGCCTTTCGTGACGCGTTCTAATTCAACAGCCTTTTCCGCAGGCAAGGGCATATTCTTTGTGACCCAAAACGAAACCGTTTGTTGCGCCACACCAATAAGCTCCCCTAGCTTGCGCTGACCGCCGACGCGCTCAATAACAAGAGGTAAGGTTTCAGTTTTCATGACACGCGAAGATTAACCAATATTCGGGTTTTACGTCAACCGTTATTTTGGTTTACCAACTTTTTTGTTGCTTATTTTGTCAACGCGGCCTAAAGGTTAAGAGAACATTAATCGTGTTGTGCGTTGGGAGAGAGTAAAATGACCAAACATTTGGGCCATAGAGTCGCGGAAAAGCGCCAGCAACGCGGCTATACTCAAAAAGAGTTGGCTGAAACCATTAAACGGATGTTCCCTTATTTTAAGGGCGGTCAGTCAACCATCCAAGCAATCGAAAGCGGTCAGTCCAAAAAGCCAACCATATTATATGAGTTGGCGCGGGCGCTTAATTGCTCAGAGCAATACTTAATGACAGGCGTTTCTAACAATATGGACACGCGAAACAGTCCAAGAGACTTGGATGATATAGAAAAAGAAATGAATGTTATTTTACATAATTCAGAAATTAAGACGCCATATCCACAAAGACCTACAAGACAAGCTCCATCATTTTTACAAAACCCCGCAGACAAAAAACAAATAGAGGCAGAGCAAACTGCGCAAGACAAAGCTTCTAGTGAAATAAAGCAGTCGAACATTCAGCGTTTTGCGTCGGCTGTTTTGGGAAGCTATCAGATGCTTGGTTTAGACGAAGACGAAGCAAATGCGCTTCTTGAAATCGTAACTGAAGTCGCTGTAGAGCCGCTAATTCCCGGCGCTGAATTGAATGACCTTGAAAGTCGTCGCCTCCTAGCTTCGTCTCTAACTCGCAGATTTTTGAGGACAAAACACGCTTAATCGAATTTTCCATTTCCACACCCTGCTATTTAATACAAAAACTATAATATCAAAAAAAGAACAGAAACAGAACCCCTCTTAACAATTTTTTAGTTATTAGACATTTCCACAAACCAAAAAATTTTATCCAAATACACCATTCTTCTGGTTGACACGGCCATTTTTATGGTTTTATAAGACCATTATGTTGGTTCGCCAACGTCATCGTTTGCGGCATTGGTCGCATTTAACAAAGGAGACTAGACGATGAGACTGCACCTTCCATCATTATTGAATAATCCATACCGCGACTTGCGCGTTGACCCGATTGATCCCGCCGCCGTCGCAACTCTTTCAGCCAGCATTAAAGAAGACGGATTTTGGGGCGGCGTTGTTGTTCGTAAAAACGACGATGGCGACTATGAAATTGTCTGCGGTCATCACCGCGTTAAAGGCGCCATAAAGGCAGGCGTCGAAGAAGCCGACCTGTTTGTTTCAAAAGACTTAACAGAAGAAAGCATGGTTCGCATTTATGCGCGTGAAAATGCGACGCAGCGCGGCAATTCTTCGACGGCATTGGCTGGTTCTATTGCTGGCGCAATAAAACTTGTTGCTAAAAAAGTATATAGCGAGGGTGCGACAATTCTCGCACCCTCAAAACTTGACGCCCTTACACAAGGGGTTGGCCATTCTCAGTTAGAAGACTTTTTAAAAGGCGTCCCCGGTATAAATACTACCGTTATCAAGCAGCAACTCGCCTTGTTGAAAGCTTCTGGTGATTACGCCCGTATTTTGAAGTCTGTTCAAAAAGAGGTTGAAACCTCTAATAAAGAACGTGCCGCAGAACTAGCAAAAGAGGTAGCAAAAGCAGAAAAAGCTGGTGATACGCGCGCCGCTAATGCCGCCAAGAAAAAAGCAGACATTGCCGTTCGCAAGACCGAAACTCTCAAAAATGTAATCGAAAAATCTAATCACGACCCGCTTATTGACATGCGTGTCGCAACGGTTTTGACGACGCCTTCTGTTTGCGAAACATTTTTTAGATTGGCAAAGCAAGAAAAGACGCTGAAATACCTTCCAGTTGAAGGTCAGTTGGCTTTCGCAAAACATCTTGCAAATAAAGCCAATGAAACAACGCGTAACGGCGAAATAAGCTCACGCTTTATTAATGAAAATTTTGTCAACGAATTGTTGGCGGCGCAGCGCGTTCAACGTCAAGTTAATAAAGATGATGAGTCAGATTTAGAAGCCCGTAGTTGGGATGATATGGCAAAATCATATCAACGACACGCGGCGGCTGGCTCTCGCGCTTTTCTCGACAATGTTTTCCGCCTTTCAGAGCATCATAAGCGCCGCCCTAGAGGCGTTACGCTTCATGTTACCTCAGATTTTGCAAATGCAATTGAGAATATCAAGGACGCAATGGCGCTCTTGAAAAAGATTGGCTTGGCATAACGTCAAGCCATAACCAGCGGCAGTAGTCGCTTTTTTTGGAGAAAGTATATGGACTTAATTGTTAAGGCAGATAACTCTCTTGCGCCGCGCGAAATGCACAGGCGCCTTGGCTCTCGTTTCAAGGACAGCGTTAAGAGTTTTATCGAAACCTTCCCGTTAAATTCTAACGGAAAGGCAGCGCACTACCCTGTCAAAGATTTTGATTTGTGGTTAGAGCGCGAGGGTTGTCTGTTATTGCCGCAAATGCAGCGCCACGATGACCCAAACTCCCAAGACCCTTGGCGTCCTGTAGCTGGCACTAAAAGCGATGCGTGGGTTGCCCATACGCAGCGCCGTTATCGTCAGGTTCAAGAGTTTAACAAGGCGTCAGCGCATACGCGTGTTCGGGACGAGGGTATTGAACCGTTTGTTATTCGTGTCAGCCACGGCATGTTAACGGTTCGTCGCACCGAACAAAAAGTATCGTTGGGAGACTTGCCGCGAGAAGTCGAAAGCATTTTGCGCACAAAGCGCCAAAAGCTTGACCGCTTGTTTAATAGCAGCGACTTCACGGTTCTGCCTTTGTCAGAGCAAATCACGGTTCAATCCTTGATGCACTCAATTCAAGGATATGAGACGACAATTTTCTCTCTCAGTCAAAACCTGCGCGGTCATTTTGAGTTGTTTCGCGCGTCGCTGAAACGCTCAGTTGAGGGCGGCCAAGTTGTTCCAAACAACGGCGCAATCAATGCCCTCATCTATGACAAAGAAGATGGCGCGATTTAACACACCACCTTCCACTAGCCCACTGTCATGAAAACCGAAGGGGGGCGTTCCAGCGCCCCTCTTCAAGCCAGCGGCAAGGATTATGACCGAAGCCGCGCCAACAAGCAAATTGGTAGCAAAATGCTTCACTTTTTAGGTCTGTTTTTAATCGGGCCGACATTCTTAGCAACCGTCTGGTTCGCAACAATTGCGGCCTACGGGGTTTTCGCAGAAATGGAAAAACCAAATGAATGATATTGTTCCAGCAATACCAAAAAAAATAGCGGCGATTGTCCCTCAGTCGCTTTCTGAAACTGCGCAGCTTGCCGAATTGATTTACAAATCCGGCACAGCGCCTCGCGGAATGAATAACCCGCAAAGCATCATGATTAGCATTATGCGCGGCATGGAGCTTGGGCTGACCCCCTTTCAATCTTTAGACAAAATTCCCATCGTCAACAACCGTCCTGTCTTGATGGCCGAGGCTGGTCTTAGTCTGGTTCGCTCGTCTGGTAAGGCGGCATACGTCAAGGAATGGTTTGAAGGCGAAGGCGACAAGCGCATTGCTTTTTGCGAGGCCAAGCGCGGCGAAGAAATTGTAACGCGTCAGTTTAGCGTTGCAGACGCGCGCAAGGCTGGCCTATGGGGCAAAGGCGGCCCCTGGACACAGTTTCCAGATAGAATGTTGCAAATGCGGGCGCGGGCTTTTTGCTTGCGTGACGGCTTTGCTGACATCCTTGGCGGCCTTTACTTCAAAGAAGAGTTTGATGGTGCAGATAACGCCAGCCAATTCGAGCCAGAAACGCCCCCGGAGCCAATTACCGCAGAGCAAATCATCGAATTGCAAATGCTGATTGAGGAAACGAAGTCAGACGAAAAACAATTCTTGGATTATCTCAAAGCGGCGTCTTTGACTGAATTGGACGCTAAAGGTTTTGAGCGCGGCAAAAAGGCCCTCATCAACAAGAGGGCTAAAAACAATGGCTGATTTTGTTCAAGGCACAATCGAATGGAAACGTCAGCGTTGCGGCGTCGTTACAGCGTCGCGTATGGCAGACCTAACAGCCAAAACGAAAAATGGTGCGGCTGCTGCGTCTCGCGCCAATTACCTGTCAGAAAAACTTCTCGAACGTCTGACAGGCGCACCGCAGGACACGTTTATCAATGCGGCCATGCAATGGGGGACGGACAACGAGCCGTTCGCCCGCGACGCATATGAGTTTTATACAAACCAAAAAGTTGTCGAGACAGGTTTTCACCTACACCCGACAATTAAAAATTGTGGAGCGTCGCCAGATGGCTTGATTGGTGACAAGGGCATGATTGAAATTAAATGCCCTAATTCTGCAACTCATTTTGAGTATCTTGAGACAGAAGAAATTCCGACAAAATACCAAATGCAGATGCAGTTGCAGTTAATGGTCTGCGGTCGTGATTGGTGCGATTTTGTTTCGTTTGACCCGCGTATGCCTGAGGAAATGCGTCTCTGGACGCAAACCTATCAGTTTAACGAAAACATGGCTGAAATGCTGGAAAACGAAATTAATAAATTCAACCAAGAGTTGGATGAAAAAGAGGCGGCATTGCGTCTCAAATTTATGGAGAAAAAATAATGGTTCAACGACTTGAAGCAGTAACGCCGCGCCCAAAAAAGGACGGCACTAACTTTTGGCTGCGCGTTGGCACTGCTTGGCCTGCCAAGAAAGGCGAAGGCTACGACCTAACCCTCGACGCCTACCCTGCGCCAGACAAGGAGGGCCGTATTTTTATCGCCCTTCGCGTTCCAAAGGATGACGGCAGACAACAGACGTCAGCCCCAAATCCAATGGATGATTTGGACGACGACATTAATTTCTAGTTTAGCGGGGTGACTTCTGAGGGCGACGAGGGGCGCCCAACAACGACAAGCGCAATGCGGCCCCGCGGAATGCATCTATTCACCGTTCAATTGCGCAATCCCTCATTTTCACAAGCAAGAGTTAGAAAATGCGCATACAGGTAAAAGAAGCCGCAGCTATGTTGGGCGTGTCGATAAGACAGGTTCAATCTATGGCTGCGCGCGGCCAGTTGCCTAGTGCTGCGCGTATCGGTAAGGTTTGGACTTTCGACGTTAATAAACTCAACAATTTTCTGCGCCAGCAGGAGGCTAGATTACCATGTCAAATCTCTACAAGAGAGGCCAAATCTATTGGCTTAAAGCGACGATTAACGGCGTCCAATACAGACAATCTTTACGAACAAGCACTCTTGCGACTGCGCGGAAAATTGCCGCAAAACGTATCGAAGAGTTAAGACTAAAGGCCAACAACATTGGCAGCGCCGTGACCTATATGGAGGCGGTTGTTGCCTGGTCGCAACATGCAGTCGGCCAAATAGGCGAGACTACAGCCTCCCGCTACGCAACTTCTCTCAAAATGCTTGAACCTTGGTTGCTTGGCAAAAAGATTGACCAGATTGACGGCGCATTAATCGCTGAGATTATGGAGGCCCGTCGCCGCAATGGCGCCAGCGCCGCAACAATCCATCGTGACCTTACCGCCCTGTCCCGCGTACTCGAATATGCCGAGGCTAGAGGATGGCGTGAGGGCAATCCTACTTTAAGCAAGCGCCGCCTCATTAAAGAACGACGCGACCCGATTATGCTGCCAGAAGCCGCTTCAATCGAAATGGTTATAGACGCAGCGCCGCCAAGGTTCGGCGCATTGGTCAAAGCCGCATGGCTTACAGGCTGCCGACAAAACGAACTGGTCACAGCCAAATGGCAGGATTTTAACGCCAAAGCCGGGACGCTGGAAATAATTGGCAAAGGCCGTAAGCGCCGCGTCATAGCCTTATCGCAAGAGGCCATTCAACTATTCGCAATCCAGCCTAGAACACTGGAAAGCAAATTAATCTTTTGCCAGCCAAGCGGCGAACCGTTTGTTAATATCAAGTCAGACTTTTCCCGCTATCGTCGCAAGGCCGCAGGACAGTCAGGATTTACTCGTTTCCGTTTCCACGACCTGAGGCACCTGTTTGCCGTCGAGGCGCTTAGAAGCGGTCGTATGTCCATCTATGGGCTATCTAAATATCTTGGTCATACGTCAGTGAAGACAACTGAAATTTACCTGAGTTTCATGACTGCCGAAGAAGCCGAAGCAGCAATGAATGCCAAGGCACAAATCTAGGCACAGCAAAAACTATAGTTATAAATATCAAACAATTAGAACCGAAAATCCACGTCTCCAAAACCGGGGGTTATCGGTTCGATCCCGGTCACTCCTGCCATTAAGTCTCTGATTTTGTTATATTGAGATTAGAACAAACCAAGCGCGCCAAACGCAGGAAACGAGAACAAAAACGGTTTGTGTAGGCACAAAATACGGCACAGTTTATTTGCCGTCCCGCTTATGAGGCGTCTGCATTGGCGGCGTCGTTAACTTGGGAAAGTCGAGGCTTGGGTATGCGTCTTTGTCCCTGCCAAGTTCCTTGCAATCCTTTGCCATAGCAACCAACCTGTCCCAAAGGTCGGCTGTTTGCTGGTCGCGCGCCGCAATGTAACTGTAAACACGGTCGTCATTTCTCATCATATACCAGCCCAAGCTACCTAGAATTACCAATAATAACAATATCATAGCAATCATAATCGGATTGATTTTGTAGGCGGCAAGCAGGCTATTAGAGACGGTTGAGACTGTCCCGCTACTAGGCGGCGTATAGTGTTCCTCGTAATCGTATTGAGGAGGCGGTCTTCGCCTTGGTGGAGGCGGCTTATCCAATCCTCTCATCCCTGTCATACTCAGCGTCAGCAAAAGCTAATTCTTCTTGCTGACCGTAAGTATCATCCAGTTCGTCAAACGGGTCTGGTTCAGCCGCCTCTGGTTCATCTGGAAAGACAATGGCGATTATTTCTTCGCGTACCGCCTCATCCTGCAAAGCCAGTTTCAGCATTGCTATAAATTCGGCAGACGCTACGTCCGGCTTTGGCGGCGCAATAGGTTCTTGCTGTTCAGCCGCAACCAGCGCGGCGCGGAACTTCTCTGCATAGCCTGCAATCAACTGCGCTTTATCAACGCCGTTAATGACACGACGCGCATTAACGTAATCCCTACGACCTTTGCCGATATAATCTGACAGCCTCTTACCAGTGAAGGCGCCAGTGACCATGCCTTCAAACGTCGCCCGCAAAGCTATCGGCCAGCTAAGACCATCCTCTACGGTTTTAATGCCCCACCGTTCCCAATTCTGCCGCCAAGTAATTTGTATCAGTCCAGTGCCGACAAATGGCCAATACTTTTTGCTTCGCAAATATCTTTCGCCGCCACCTTCTTTGACAGGCCGCATAACCTTGCCTGTCTCATGATAAATGGTCGCTAACACATACGCCATTTCATCAAGCGGCATACGCGACCAATTATCTTGCCAATAAGCAATTGTCTTTTCCAGCCCATCGACCTGACCTTTAGTCAGGCCGTTGGTGAATAATGTCTTGCGGATTGAGGAAAAGAAAATGCCAAGGTCAATCATCACATTTCCGTGATAATTATGTCGTCAAAATACAAAGAGCCGGGACTAAACATAGAACCGCCAGTAAATGTAGGATTAAGGTTCATATACATAATTGCGTGGGTCGCCCAAGCGGGGGAAACGCCTGCATTTATTCTATCAACCCAACCTGTGACTGGCGTTGACGTAAATGTGATTGTCTCAGACGCAAAACCAAAATAACCCGGCTTAGACGCCCATATAGGAACACCATTTGTCGTGAACTGAATTTGACCAAAAGTCATATTGTAAAAAAAATTACCAGTTTCAGAACCAGGCTTTAAGTATGAAAACTTAAAGCCTGTAATACTTCCAGGCAAAGCAAGAGGCGCAATTACAAGAAAACAACAAGGACCGTCGCCAACCTTTTGAACTTTTAAAGATTGAGTTCCTGTTTTTGAATAACTTGGGCTAGTTGTTAGAATAATATTTGAGCCAGTTGTTCTATTGGTAATTGGCGCCGTGTCTTCAAATATTGCCTCATCAACAGGTGTAGCAGACTCAAACCCACCATCCATCAATACATTGTTGAATTTTGATAAAATGACAGGGCTGTAAGGAACCGGACCATAAATTGAGTTTTTAACTCTGATTTGAGGCGTTCCAGAACCGCTTAACGCAACAAGATAATCGGCCTTACCTAAACCATACGACTTCACATTGTTCATTTGCAATATGGTATCGTAAGAAACCGGACAGTTTACTGAAAACGGAGAAACCTGAGGGACTGCGTTATATAAAATAACACCGCCATTAATAATAACAGCCGCATTTGTTATTCTAAAAACAGAATTGTTAAAGTTTCTTCCCTCAAAATGGCAATCAGTAAATGTAGTTATGCCAGCATTAGCAATAACCTGAGGCCCGGCAGGTCCTTGTATATCACCATCCGCGATATTCTGAGACGCACTAATCTGATAAGTCCCAACACTGCCAGAGCCGCTTACAATCTTAGTGCCGGGCGCTATCGTTCCGGCGATATTAAATATTTCATCGCCAACATTTAACCCACCATAATTTGCCTTTGTTATAGTTAGCGTTGTTCCAGAAATATAACCAAACCCGTTAAAACTTTCGCCAGGATAATCGAAGGAACACGCTTCAAAATACATGTCTGAAAAAGGTTCATTATTAACAACATTGCCGGCCCACGCGCCTGCAATAAGACACGATATATACGTCTGACGTTCACCAGAGTTTTCTGTATTGTCGTGGAGAATGTTTATGCCGTTGGCCATGATTTCACATCCAACAACAGTAACGCCCCATGAGTTTTTGCCGTGGCGTATGCCAGCGCCAAAACCAGCGATGCCAACATTATTCAAGAAGGCCACAGAACGGCCTCCCGCTATTGGCTCGTCAAAGTTAATGCCAATAGATTGTGTGTAGTTCCATCCGGGTCCAATCAAGCGAAGATTGCCGTATATATAGGACTTGCGAAGGAACGGCGTGTTTGCGCCGTATCCAGAGTTAGGCGGCCACTCAGGGCCAGAAGAAGAAACTATCTGAATTGCGGCTTTATCAGTGATTGCGCGGCAATCAAAACAAGCAAACGCTTGTATGCTAACATAGTAATTGTCAACAACGAGCGTGTCTGTGATTTTGTATGTGCCGTCAGGAATAAGAACAACGCCAGCACTTCCGCTTGCTTTTACAGCGTCAATCGTAGCTTGAATTGCTTTTGTGTCGTCAGCATTGCCGTCACCGATAGCGCCAAAGTCTTTCACGTTAAGACCTAAAGCCGCCTTCTGGATTAGCCGTGGGTCGTCACCAGCGCAAACCGTTCCAGTGATATTGCCGACATTGCGCGTTGCTGAATTACCAAGGCCAAGGTTTGAACGAGATATTGCTCTATCTGCAACATCGCTCAAATTGTTCCTGCCAATCATTGTATCTGGATCAGTTGCCCCGGATGGTCCCTGCTTGCCCTGAGGACCAGCCGGACCTTCTGGCCCTTGCGGCCCGTTATTTCCGTCAACACCATCAGAGCCTTTTGGCCCTTGCGGACCAGGTGGCCCTTCAACAACGCTCACATTGCCAACATTAATCCAGTTGGGCGCTGTTTCAGAAAACATATAACAATCACTTGTTCCGAGATATACGGCAGCATCACCAATTTCAAATTGAATAGGCGCAGAAGGCTTATCTAATCCATCCCAATTTACAGGGATTAAACCGCTTGGCGGCAACTCATCCGGGGTTTTATCTTGAAAAGAAAATATAATTTTTACTGAGCTTCCGGCAGGCCCCATAGGACCAATAGGCCCCTGCGCTCCTTGCAATCCCTGAGGACCACGAACACCTTGCGGGCCTGTATAACCTTGTGGCCCCTGAGGGCCTTGCGGACCGATAGCATCAGACATTTTTTGCTTTTCCTTCTAAAGCCTCAATCCGCGCTTCCAATTTATTCACCATCGCTGCCAAATCTTTGACGGCGTTGACAAGAGCGTAATTAATTTCTGAAAAATTGACGGAAAGAAATTCTTCTTCGCCAATCTTTTTGCATTTCTCATCCGTCAAATCATATTTGAACGGCTTAACGATGTCTGAGAATGACGTTTCTAAAAGTTCTTGCGCAACAAAACCAATATAAGCTTCACCGTCATCTGGATAATATTGCAATTTGCCATTAAATTTGAAATTACGAACATTAAGTTCAAGTATTTCTTTTAAACCTTTTGAATATGGCACAACATCTTTTTTAATTTGAGCATCAGCAAATACTGTCCAATTAATATCTGTACCAGTTTTATAAGCTACTGGACTTCTAATAAGGAATGCTCTGTCGCTGGCCCTCCATTGAATAGCTTGGGAGCCAATACCACAGAAAATAGACGCCTCGTTTGCGTCAATTTTTAATTGATAATTTTCACCAGTAGCAGATATAACCGAACCATTGCAGCCAAGATACCCCCTGATAGTTGTGTTACCGATACCATCAACCCTAAGTTGGCTTATTGAGCCATTGGTTATAAAAGCAAAATCCGCTGCGCTTACTTGAATAGAGTTTGACGCAGATTGACCATAAATAATGCCACTTGATATTTGTATTTGTTTTGCAAAGACAGTCGCGGCATCCCAATTCAACGAACCTGTATTGTTCAATTTATCTGGCGAAATTGTTCCATTTGCAATTTTGCTATTATCAATCGCGCTTTGTGCAATTTTACTTCCATCAACTACAGACGGATTGATTACCCAAGACGTGTCAGAGTTGACGTAAATATCGCCTTTGCTGCCGGGTGTTACGCCAGTGCCAGGATCACCCTTAGGTCCTTGTGGACCTTGCGGGCCAGTGTCGCCCTTCTGCCCCGGTAATCCTTGCGGTCCATCTGGCCCAATATCACCTTGCTGACCTTTCTCGCCTTGCGGGCCGGGATTGCCTTGCACACCCTGCAAACCTTGCGGGCCATCTTTTCCCTGAGGCCCTTCTGGACCAAGAGGGCCTTGCGGGCCTACAGGGCCTTGCGGGCCAATAATTTTTCCAGCATCAGCCCAATCGCCATCAATGTTTTCAGATTGATTAACCCAAATATAAACGTGCCCGTAATTAGGGTCTTGCTCATTAGGCGGATTAAATATGAGGCTATCGCCATCAAGTAATTGCGTATCAACTTTTGGCTTGCCGGGACCGTCCCAATTCGCGGGGAAAAAACCATCGGCAGGAAGGTCGGCCACAGTTTTAATGTCGCCAAAATTTCCAACAATCTTACCAGCGCGACCAGCCGGACCTTGCGGGCCGGGTGGGCCTTGTATTCCTTGCGCGCCTTCTGGCCCTTCATTTCCCTGAGGGCCAGCCGGACCTTCAATTCCTTGAACGCCCTGCTTGCCGTCTTCACCCTGAGGCCCCGCAGGGCCAGTATCGCCCGGAGGCCCTTGCTCACCTTGCGGGCCACGCACATCGCCAACATTCAAATAGCCATCGCCACCTGACAAATCCGGCCCGATAAATACCCAAATGTTTCGATTGTCAGTATGAAACAACAAACCATCGCTTAAATTCAATTGCAGCGGCGCAACGGGTTGACCCGGCCCATCCCAATTCGCAGGAATTAAACCGTCCTTTGGTAGCTCTGCGGGCGACCTGTTATAAATTTCACCACGCAGTATTAACGACGCGCCTCTATCGCCCTGAGGCCCCTGAGGCCCGTCTGGACCGGGAATACCCTGAGGACCAACATTTCCTTGGTCGCCCTTAGGCCCCGCAGGCCCCTCATTTCCTTGTGGCCCAACCGGCCCCTCTGGCCCACGGTCGCCCTGTATTCCTTGAATACCCTGAGGCCCTTGTTCGCCCGGTTGACCACGCGGCCCTATGGGCCCTTCCGGCCCAACAATACGTCCAGCATCAACCCATCCATCAATCTCTACGCCAGCCGTCCCAACAAAAATAAACAAATGCCCTAAGTAATCAGCCAACGCTCCGTTGTAAGTCAGACCATCATCAATAGATAATTGAACAGGAGTTGGTGGCTTGCCCGGACCATCCCAATTTGCTGGAATAAGTCCATTAGACGGAAGCTCTGATGGGGAACGATTAACAAACTCACCTTTTAACTTCGCAACGATTGCTGGCTTTCCATCTTGACCAGGAGGCCCTTCTGGACCCTCTGGACCAAGAAGCCCCTCTGGCCCCGCCGGACCTGCAATGCCTTGCTCACCACGCGGCCCCTGAGGACCTGGAACGCCTTGCGCTCCCTGAGGCCCTATTGGCCCTTCGTCACCCTGAGGACCTGCAATACCCTGCGGGCCACGAACGCCCTGCGGCCCAACAATTTTTCCAAGATTAATCCAACCAGTTGTCTGACCACAATCATTGGTTGAATAAGACCAAACCTCATCAGACGAATGAAATAAAACAGCCTGACCAACTTTAAATTGAATATCGTTGTTTGGTCGATTATTGCCGTCCCAATCTTTTGGAATAATGCCCGTCGCATAAAGTTTTTCTGGTGTCGCTACATACGCGACAAAGACAACATCTGCGGCAATTCCAGTGCCGCCCATTGGCCCCTGAGGCCCTTCAATTCCTTGAATACCTGACGGCCCCTGAGGCCCCATTGGACCACGAATACCTTGCGGCCCTTGCTGCCCTAATCGTCCTTGCTGACCTTCAATACCTTGAATACCCTGCAAGCCCTGAGGGCCTGCCGGACCACCGCTTCCACCGGGAGGGCCAGCCGGACCAACTGGACCCTGAGGCCCAACCGGGCCATCGCTGCCGCTCGCGCCAGTAATTCCTGCGTCGCCTTGACCGCCCTGAGAACCCTGTATGCCCTGAGGCCCTTGCGCGCCATCTTGCCCTTTAGGCCCCTGAGGCCCCATCGGGCCACAAGGCCCATCACGGCCAGAAGGAATATTGTTTGTTTTCCAATACAATTCACGAAGGGTTGAGACTATGTAACCGTTGTCTTGATTAAACTCTCTGCGCGTAATGCCAGAGGCAGTCGGCATTACATTTTGTCTTGGGCGAATATTGCCGATTATTTCTAAAGTGTCGCAGATAACAGGAGGATCAAAATTAATTTGACCGTCTGTAATAGGCTGCGGAATTACATCAAGAGCCTGGCCAGATTTTGATACCAACGTATATTTAGAGGCGTCTAACTCTAATGTCGTATCAACTCTGATTAATAAATCTGACCCATCACCGTAAATCGGAAACGGCACATCTAATGTTGTGACGGATTTCCCGGCAGGGGTGATTGCATAATATCGGTCAGCGTCAGCGACCGGAGGAACAGGAGGAAGTGTCGTCAGGCTCATGCTGGCAATGTACCGACGACAAGCGCGTTTTTAAACGCACCGACTAATGGTGGCTTCTGCGTACTGGCATGTTGCCGTAGTCACCAACGCCTTCCTCAATCTTGCTCAACAATCCTCTAAACCACCACACGTTTTGATACGCCATACCAAGACGCCCTTGGTGCAACTCAGCGCGTGTCATTGGTGCGCCACCTAATGCTGCCCGCGCGCCAGCTTTGCCGAATTGGAATAAGTGTTCGCCCGTCGAATAGGCTGGCCCAAGAAAGTCTGACATAGATGAGTTGTCAGCGCGGCGTGATACTGGCGCTTTAGCACCCATCCAAGCCATAGGGTCAAGATTGCCGCCAGTGAACTTTGACGCATCCTTTGCCAACTCGTTAATGATAGGCGCAACCGTCCCACGGTCGATGCCCTCCTTCAAAACCATCATCGGATTGTCGTTGAGCGGTTCGCCTTTAAACGCCTGCGACGCGGCATAGGACAGCATACCCAAACCCGTCATCCATAGACTGCCTTGCACAACCTTGGCGTCTTGCCTTTGCAGGTTCGCAATCATCATGCGCTCGTTGCTGGCAAACATGAATGACTTAAACTGACCGATGATTGACCCCCACCATGTTGACATGGCGAGAGGCACTTCACCCATTCCCGGCGAGACAACAAGAATATCAACCTCGCGGTTTACAGCATTAACAAATGCGTCTCTCGCTTCTTTGTTTGTCCAGTTATCAACATTCGCCCAACGTATGCCGTGTTCAGTTGAACCGTGTTTCTCTAGTTCAGCCTGTATCTTGCGGGCCATTGTTGGGTTAATGCCAGCATTGGCAAGTTCGCCAATCTCTTTTTCTGTCCCGCCCTTTGCTACCGCCTCAGACAAGCGAATGAAATTGCCCTGCGCCATAGGGAAGGACATAAGCTTCATATGATCTGTCCACGGCCCCAAAGCGTTCAGCTTGTGGAAATTGTCAGCCGCTACACCCAAACCATAACTAAATTTGTCTTCTGGCATATAGGAATGAACAAGGTCGTTAATGTTGTATCTATCAGCGCCAAGCATTGTCTCGACGCCAATACCAAACTCTAAGGCTTGTTCGCGCGTCAGTTTTCTTAACTCAGGATTTTTCAGCGCCTCAATCATTGGCGCATATTGGTCGCCAAATACGCGGTCTAGCCCATAGCGCAGCGCGGCATTGCCACCAAAGTCAGTGAAAGAGTTAATGGCCGCCGAACCAAGAGACACAAGCGTTGTGTAGTTTCTGACATTCGCTGACAGGCTTTTGAAAAACTTTTCATTAGCGTCGCCAGACCAGCCGTAGACATTGCGCAATCTGTCACGCATAGCAGCAACGTCTGCAATGACGGCAGCCTTTTCTTTTTCTAAGCGAAGGCTTTCTTTGCGAAGAGCGTCACCATCCATCTTCGTTGCAGCTTGCGCAATCTTGTCGTTATACTCTTGCGCTATTTCTTTCTTCGCACCGTCCAACTCAATGTCGCCGCCAAACCTTTTTGCTAATTCAAGGTCAGGAACAACCGTTCGCAGATAAGACGACATGACGTGTTCAACGTCAGTGTTGATATAATCAGACACAAGGTTTGACGGAATAGCAAAGTCTCGTGAATGTAACGACCCACGCGCAGGATTACTCAATGCACTTGGCGTCTGATACTTTGGGCTTGCAATGTCATAAGGCAATCGGCCATCGGGCATACCAATGATACGGTCGATAATCTCATCGGCCCTATCCCGCATTTGTTCAATGTCCCAATCACGGTCACTTTCAATAATGCGACGGATTGCCTTGT